CAGTCACGTAGTAGCATAGAAATCTATGCACCCTCCAGATCAGTCTTTCTGATCCACCCTAATGTTTCGTTACACCAGGGTCCATTGGCGTTTGAGTGCGAGGTTGCCAAACCTCACAGACGAGCGCAAATGCTCCCGATCGTAGGTAGGGATACCGACGAGTTGGAAACATTTGAGAAGAGCAGAGTCGTCCTGTAAAGGATCTTTCTGCCTAACTGGAGTGACGCACCAACGCTTCGACTTGAAGCACTGGTAGCGTTTATCCCAGCCATTGGCTGATTCTCCATTGCTGTAGGAGATCCAGCCAAATCCTGCTGAGCCTCGACTAGGTTCGAATCGCCCTTCGATTACCCGTTCTAGGTATCGAAACGACCGAATCGTAGTAGTCGGCAATTCGCCAAGTAGTTTCTCAACAACTTGACGAAGAAACCGACACGTCTGCCACATGCCTTTCAAATAAAATTGATTGGCAAGGGCAACAGTCGAAGCTAAACCATGCGCGTCTGTTCGACTAGTGGGAAGCATCCTTCTGACATAGACAGGCGTTACGTCTGTGCCAGAGTAAGCATCCATACCACATGATTCTCTGAAATTTCCATTCCAGAAAGACTTGTGGCTATTGACCTTAAAGCCAAATTCGCTCAAGGTCTCACTAATCGAGGGTGCCTCGTCCGCGGGAACGATAAGATCATCCCCGTAGACGTAAACTCCATTAACGTACTTACGTACGTTGGAGGGAGTGACGCGTACCCCTGCGTTGCGTAATCTAATTGAAACGATGGCAATGAAAAAAGCCACCGACTCGATCGGAAAACACAGCGCTGACCCCATAGACGCAAATTTCCTCAGGTGGATAAGTTTTCCACTGGGGAGACTTGCCCTTGTCGAGCGACACGCGAAAACCTGCTTCCGAAATTCGGGAACAGATTCAAGCATACGCCAGACAAGGAAAGAGGACACACGGTCGCTCGCTTCTGACATATCGAGAGTCGCAAGACTCTTGTCAATGGAAGAGGAGAGCGCTAACCTGGCATTTACGTCTTGTCGCGTAAAGTTAACACGACCGGACATATAAAGACTCGATAACTCTATTCGAGGCTTTAACCAGGAAGCAATCGATTGCTGTATGTATTGCATACACACAGGCTCGATCGCTATTACCCGCGGTGTCTTCTGTGTTTTAGGGACAAAGACTACCCTAACGGGAGTCTCGTCCCGGGGGCTGACCATCCGCTCCTGGATCTTTTCAGAAAAGAGCTTCCAGTCATCGATGTTTCGGACAGAAGCAAGTCCGAACTCGGTGAAAGGGAACTCTCTTTCCAATCGAGAGGGCCAAGTAGGAAACAGATACTTTCTGTTCCCCCTCAGCCCTTCTTGAGTGGTTCCAGGGCCATGTTTAGGAACGTACTCATGAAATGGGTTCCCGTAAGGGACTCCACGCATAAGATCGCTCCACACAA